TTCCAGTTGAGCATATCACCAATACTTGTCTTGTCAAGGGGTGCGCAAAGCCAAGAGCCATCCCACCTAAATCCTCGTTTGATAAATTGTGTATCTGTCAAACTCTTACCAACGGGAATACCATCCTTTGTTGCACTGGTGTACACCATGCCATAAAGTGCAAAGTGTTCAACAACATCTTCGGCGCGAACTTGATGTTTATCGTCAAACGACCAAATATTGTCATCACCATAGACACCAAGAGAAAAAAAATTATCAACATCAAGTAGGGCAGCAGCTCCAAACTTCGCATAAATGAAGCTATGAAACAAGAACATGTTGTACATGGAGTTAATGATGCTTGTTGCTGGGTGCCCAGAAGGTAGAGAGCCAGTTTTTTTGTATAACTGACCGCACAAAAACGAATCACCACCAAGATGTGTTGTATCATAAACGTCCTTACACAAACCTTGCATAATTTGAATATCACCAAGATGTGACATCCTCATACACAAGTGATCAAGCAACGCTTTTAATACAAAGGGATGTTGCCTCTTATCAAATTGCTTGAAATCCCCATCAAAGATGGGCGTACCATACTTCGAGAGGCCTGACGCAAATTGCGACCACTCCTCTGAGTAAGGATTAATACCTATCATGCCGCCATGTAAAAGTCGCGTCCTCATAAACTCACCTGTGAACATGCCAAAATACTTGCGCCAAAGCAAGGTATAATGTACAGGAGCGCAGCTTAAAAGCCTTGTCTGACAATTGTCAACCTTACTTTGTGGTAAAGTTTCGGCTTTAAGAGCACCTCTATATATCACATTCGTGTGTCCCTCTGCATAAAGTTCAGTAAGACGGTCCACATCATCAAATATCTTCTTTGCATCTATACTATCCAAAGTGTAGACGGTCTCACCAAATGCCTTACGTTTGTCATGTGAAGACAAACAATAAGGATATCCTGGGGACGTGCCTCTATTAATAGGCTGCACATATTTGTGCTCATTGCCCATAACCATCTCTTCATTTGTGAGCTTCCTTAGTTTATCAACATCTATGAAAGAAAAGATGCGGTTAACTGTAAATCGCGCCACCAAACCATAATGATCTGGAATATTGCTGGAAAAGTCAACATTAGTTGCTTCTATTGCTTTCACCATGGGATCAACCAAGTTGCCACCAACATAGCGTGGTCTTAATGCTGCTACTGCATTTGAGCTTTCTTCAATTGCAC